TTAATAGGAATTCATTATTTTTATCTATCGCATTTATTATCATTTTATTCCCCTCTAATATAAGGTGCTACAATTAACTTTCTATCAGGCGCAATTAAAAGCAATGGAGATTCATCTCTTAGGAATATCCAAAGTGGCCCTTTACAAAATTTATCTAATGGTGCAGAAAACTCTATTCTTACTGGTTCCCCATTAGAAGCAGTAAGTTCAACTTTAGTTGAATAGGTTTCTGTTCTCTGAAAATTAGTTGATGAAATAGTTAATTCATTATTATCATAATCTAATTGATAGGCAGCAGTTCCTACTACTGAGCACTCCTTTATGGCTCTAGCAAAATCCTTACTGTCTTCAAACATCAACATTGTTTCAAATTTAGTTGAACTGAATGTCGCAAATTGACCATCCATTTTAGCGGTCATCAATTTTGCAATACCATTAATTCCTGAGTGTTCTATACTCAAGGGCATTTTCATACTACTAGCCCCAATAATTTCTAATGACCCATCACCAGAATTAAGTTTCACTACTTCGTCTTTCATCGCCTTTAGATATTTGATAACCTTTTCAGCATCAAAGAATAACCATTCGCCTTCTTTAATTGTTTCAATTCCTGTTTCACAATTTACAGATACTGTTGCAGCAATAGTATGGCTAGCATTAGCCAATACTATTTGCTGACTTTTAATTAAACAGGCAACATTCATATCTATTATATCAATCTTAGATTTAGCCGCGCCTCTATAACGACCTTTCAATAATACATCTTCTATTGCATTACAAAATTCTTTTCTATTGATTACTATTTCAGTCATATTTTAACCTCACGCAGTTCAGGAATACCATTCCAAACTACATTAGGTGGTCTGCCTTCACGGACAGTCCATGTTGTTCCAACAAGATTACCATTAGTTCGACTACCTATTAATTTGGCCGTATATTTAACTTCTCCTTTAATTTCCTTTCTGTCACATCTAATCTCTTGTTCAAGTTTGCCTCCCCAATTCTTCCAAACTGGAGAATAGCCTACAACTTGACCGTTAAGATAATCTTCTGACTTGTGAGTAATATACACTACATCACACTCAAGAGAATAAATTGCTTCCATTAGGAAAAAGAAAGTTTTATTTCTTTCGCCGTATTGCCAGGGCATTAACTTTGCTACCTTTGTAGGGTCAGGATTGACTTTCAATAAACAAGACTCATGCCATGTATCTACCCCATCAAATACAAAGATAGGTCTTTCTCCTTCCTGAATCTTTTGTCGCACATAGTTAACAAACATTAACGATTCCTTTTCAGACTTATTAATATCTATGATATTTCTTTTATCTCTATTAATTGGACAATGGATTTGAATTCTATCTGTAGAATCATGATGCTCTCTCCATGTAGATTCAACACCTCTATCCCAATCAAGAACATAAATAGGTCTTTCAGGAAAATCAAGGGCTAGTCCAGTCTTTCCTGTCTTTGGGTCTCCCCAAATACCTAATACTAATGTTCTAGTATCATTCTCTTGTTTCTTCAAGAATTTCTTAGCATAAGCCTTGTTCCATTCTTCTTGGTCTTTACCAAAATTAATTTCTTCAGTCTTTTCTAATTCTTTCTTTGTTACAGCCTTTCCACTAACTTCAGTAGTCCAATTCATAATCTTCACCTATTTTTAAATTTACATTTTTACCGAACCAAACATCTATAATATCTCTTAGTTCTTCTTCCTTAACCTTTATTCTAATTTCTTTACCGGAAGGGGTATGGAATTTAACCCAATAATCTCCCGTTTCTTCATTCTTGCGCCAAGTAACAAATTCAATTTCATTAAGAGAAACTGCAAAACTTGACCCATGTAATAATCTGTTTTCTATTGTATACATTTTAATCACTTTTAGTAGTGGGCCTTGCACCCACTCGTCGGTCTCTTTACTACCGATAAGTAATTTAATTTATTATTCAGAACCAATCAAGGTCTTCTTCTTCAACCTCAAAGGGTTCAACAACACTACCGCGATTCTCTACAATAAGAACCCCACCAATGTTTAATGTTACATCACCAAAGGAACCGTCTTCATTTCTTCCTTGTGATGTTCTACCTACAACAATAATACTTGAACCAATTCCAAACTCAATTTCTACATGACTTGGGAACCAACAAGTTGTTCCTGCCCATGAACCGCCTTCATAATCAAAGTCAGAGTTTAGGTCAGTAATTGTTACTCTTCGTGTTCCATATGTATTAGGTGTCATATTAACGCTAGATACTGAACCATCAGTTACTACAAATTTCTTTGCGTATGGTAGGTTAGCACTATTAGCATGGTATCTCTCCAAATCAATCAACTGACTAACATTATCACTGGCATATTCTGCTAAATATTCTCGGTATTTTTCAGGGTCTGGTTGATTCACCAATACTTCTAAACTCTCAAGAGTCCCTTCCTTAAATCCATACATTCTGTCTGGGTTGTTTTGGTCTCTAATTACCTGCATTGAAATGCTAGTAAATGTCTTTGGGTTAAAGTGCTTGCTTGCCTCTCCTTTGTAAGAGAAGTAATACAATCCCATATCTCCGTCAACATCTCCAATAAATACTCCAGCCATTCTATATTGCTCATGGGGTAAAGGCTTTCCAAAATTAGGGTTGGCTCTTTCACCATACGATTTCATATTGTCTAATGGAATAATCCACTCTCCACTTTCAATCTCAAAGTTATTCTCTGGAAGTTCTTTAACCACCATTGTTTGTTCTTCTTCTCCATGCATGCGAGTAACATGATAGCCGTCATCATCTGCAATAACAGTTGCTACTCTACCTATTGCAAAGGTAGCGTCTGCATCTCGCATATATTCATTCTTTATTCTTTCATTCTGCATAGCAGCCATATCACGGGCTGCATCTATTGAGATAAAGAATCCATTGGCTTGCTTTACCAGAGAATTATTGCCAGTGCTTTCCTTTACAGGTGCATCAGCATATTTCTTGGTTCCACTAAACCATTGACGGAATAGGCTTAAAGCCAATTTCCAATCATCACTACTGAGACCGTTTGTCTCAACAATGCTATCATACTTATTCTTTACTTCTTCTATCTCCATTTCCAATAAGCCTGCGGCTTTGGTTATCTCTTGTTCTACTTGTTCATTATGTTCATTACTCATTTGTTTCACCTTCTGTGAATATAAAACCAAACTCTTCTAGTTTGGTTTGTCTGCTGTTTTCCATTGTTACTTGTTTTTTCATGGTATTATTCCTCCTCATCATTAAGGACTCTTTTGGGAAAAAATAGTTGTTCCCATATTAGTATGTCTCCCGCTGTCATAACTGAAGTGAATATAGTTCCACTATTCATATGTATTTCAACACTATATGTCTGTGCTCTTATTAAGCCACCACTTATGGTTTCTACAGAATATGCTGATACATCTTCTATCTTGAGGCTCGTCATACGGCCTAATTCTCCTGTTTTTAATCTATAATATTTCATCTTTCATCACCTTCTCCTTTTATTTTATTTCTTTCTCTTCTGCTTTCTAATTTAATTAGATTCTTTTCTGCTATGTCAGACAATCTTAAATGTAAGTCGGATGCTAAAGCAGCCAAATACCATAATACATCACCCATTTCACTTTCAATAGCATCCAAAGATTCCTTATCAAATATATCATAATCTCCTCTTATTGATTTCTTTATCTTTTCACAAACTTCTCCTACTTCACCTGCTAAACCTAATGCGGGATATGTTATTCTTTCATCAATAGGGTATATTCTATATGTTGATGCTTCTGTTTGATACATTTGTAATTGCATTTTATTTCCTCTCTCTCTTTTTCTCGTTCTTAACAGAATCCCAATGTTTCTGTTCATAGTATAATTCTATTACGCCTTCTACTGTTAGACATAGCCCCGCCAATGCCCAAAAGAAGTCGGAGTCTATATTAGTATATCCTAATACATTACCCATTGGAATTATTGTTAATAGCAACCCAGTTACTACTATCCATTCATAGCGAAACAATGCTTTCTTTGCATCAAGCATATCCACTTTACCATCTTTGTTAGTGTCTAATATATTTAATATTTTTCTTAACATTATATCATCTGTCCTATCATCCATGAGGCTAAAACCTTTGGAGTCATGTTTGAACTTCTCCACTCCGCCTCACCTATTACTCTTAGTAATTTGAATTTCAATCCATTATCTAATTCTCTTTTTAACACAACATCATGTAATGATTCACATATTGTTTTTATATCTACCGATAGGTATATCATTTCGTGCAGGTTTTTGAGTGCTAATTCGTATTGTTTATTGAGAATACTATCTAACAATTCATTGTAAGGTTCTTGCATTCTTTCTATTTGTATTGATAATGGAGTATTACTATTTACTGAAGCCTGAAGTTCAGTAATCGCTCTCCTTAAATCACCCTGCACACTACCTATAAACGCATCGAACTGTTTGGGTTCAAACTCAGCAATGCCTTCTGATTTCATTATTCTTTCCAATACCCATCTAATGTGGTCATTGTTTAGTCTATTGAATTGATAGTTTGCACATCTTGATTGCAAAGGATAGATGATTCTATTTCTATGATTACAAGTGATAATAAATCTGACATTACCACTATATCTTTCCATTATACGCTTAAGTGCATTTTGTGCGTCTGGAGTCATCCCATCCATTTCATCAAGTAGTATGATTTTATGAGGCACATCTCCTTCTTTCATAGTTGTAGCAATATCCTTAATTGTGGTTCTAACTACATCAAGTCTTCTATCGTCTGAAGCATTTACTTCATGAAAATTAAAGGCTTTAGTTTCATTTAATATCATATTTGCTAATACGCCTGCCGCCGCTGTTTTACCAACACCTGCCGGGCCATACAATAATAAATTAGGCATTCCTTCTTTCCAATGTCTTGCATCTTCAACAAAAGAACTTTGCCCCATTATATCTTGTAATTCTTTAGGTCTATATTTTTCTGTCCATAACATTATTCTTCCTCTCCTACATAAATCCATTTTGCAGTTTTACGACCATCACCTTTTTCTAATTGCATATAATTATTATTGCCCATTAATAATGACCCTAATTGTTGTTTAGTTGTTTGTGTAAATCTGTGTATTTTATTAGGGTTCCATTTTGATTTATAACTATTTAAAAAATCCATTGCCTCATCAGTGGAAAATTCATTACGACTAATAGCAAATTCTAATAATGCTTTCTTCTTATGGTAATTCTTATCTTTTTTCATATTTCTCCCTCTTTCTATATACATTTGCTTTTTTAATCTTAAAACTACACTTTATTATTTCTTCATGCTTATTCAAAAATATAGATATACCTCTAGTAGTGAAATGGTGTAGTCTTTGCACTCTTCCCTGTCTACCTCTTGGGCCTTTATCAACCCATTCATATACTAGAAAATCCATCATCTCTTTACTTGTGAATTCATCAGGCATATATTTTAATGCATAATCTAATTGCTTCCATCTCTTTGAATTTTTATTATTCATCCAAGTCGTAGCCATTAAGCCTCACCTATATATCGCCACATTCCATGTTCTATCTTCTTAAACAAAGGACTTTGTGCCAATAAAGTTCCTAGTTGCTGTTTTGAAACACAAGCAGTTTTATGAGTTTTACCTTTCTTTGTTTTGTATGTATTCATATAATCATATAATGCAGCAAAAGGAAATGTATTAGTAGCATTCCAAGTATACCATTCATGACTGAATTTTACCATTATTTGTTTTCTTAATATATTATAGTTCGGCATTACCATTCCTCTAATCCTTTTTGTTTAGGAGATATTTTCTTCTTAGTTCTTTTCTTTTCACTAAGATTTAATACTCTTCTTTCTGTATTATTTACTCTTTTCTTAACATATTCTGCAAAGTCTATATCTTCAAGCAATTGCTCTAATATATAGGATTCATTAGATTTTAATCCTATTCTTCTACATATAGAAGGAACCTTAGAGTAGGTTCTTTTTGAAGGTATATCTATACCTCTTGAATTTCCATTAAAGGCATAAGCCAATAATTCATAAAAGTAATCTTGCGACCACTTTCTCTTAACCTTAGAATCAATATAGGCTATCTTATTAGGATGAATGTTCATCGCTAACCAAGACAGTAGTTGTTCATCGTAAGGTTTATTCATTTTTAATTTAGTCAAAACTGATTCTCTATCTGAATTTCTTAAATAGTCTTTAAGCAATTCAAATATATTCATATCATAATTAACTGGGTCGTCTGAATTAGCAGCCTTTGTTCTACAGGTATTTAGCAAATAGTTAGTAGTTCCTGCTCTCTTTAATTTACAAAGATTAAAGATACGCTTAGGAACATCTTTTTGATTCAAAGAAGTCAATACTATTTTTCCCTTAAATTGTAGGAGTGTATCTACTATCAAATCAATATTTGGTTTATGATGAACTTCTTCAATAAGAATACCGATATTGGGAGGAATACTAAAGTTATCCTCTATATCATATTCATTTGCATATCTAATAATATAATCATCACCAAGAATTTCTAGTGCCTTTGTTGTTTTTCCTGTTCCTGGTTTTCCTACTATTAATATTGGTTTATTTAATTCTATATTA